ATGCCTTCCAACACTGTTGCAAATTTGCCAGTAAACGTACCCTGATCTCCAAGCATGTGCTTAATGGTCAAAACTGGTACAATGTCTTCTATGTCTGCGTCAGAGTAACCAGCGCCTTTCAACGTTTGGGTAAGCCGTTCACGAGCATCTATAGCGTCCTGAGCAGTCACAGACACACCGTTGTTGGAGTTGCCCTCCGCAAGTTTAGCCTTAGAGATGTCTGCAACCTTGTTCGTTGCTGACCCTAGAGCGTTAAGGGGCAAGCCAAGACCAAAGGTTAGACCGGCAACGATAGCACCCTGAGAACCGGCGCGAGACCAAATCTCTGCAGGTGTTTCGTATTGTTCTCCCCTCAGTGCCTGTACCGCTTCTACACCGTAGTTACCGGCAATGTCACCGGCTCCAGCACCAGCGGCTTGTGCAGCCAGTCTGCGAGTACCAAAAGCACCAAGAAGGCCACGAGCGGCTGATCCTGCTACAACGCCTGAGCCTGGGATAAAAATCTGCGGTCCCAGTACCTCGCCAACCACAGACGCAGTACCAATTGCAATCTCAGGGGCCAGATCGACCAAGTCGTAAACAGAAGTTCCAATTTCGTCTACGACAACTGTCCGGTCATCTTTAGGCTCAATGCCGATGTTACGCAGACCTTCTGGTTTAACAGCAAGCTGTCCCCACGCGGTAATTTCCCAGTTACCTGCGCCGTAGTCAGCGTCTGCTGCCGCTTTAATCTCTTTGGTATTGCCTTGAGCCAACGCCTGAGAGAAACGAGCAGAGGTGTTCTTAACACCACTGGTCAGATCGTACTCTCGCTCAATGTCTGGCGAAACTCCAACCCGTGCAGCCTTAGCAGGAAAGGCTTTGGCAATAACGTTAAGAGCTTGTCCGTCAGTCATATCGTCCGGTAACTCAACTTGAGTACCGTCGTATAGTGTCCAAGTAGCCATTTAATAACCTTAGTTTCTAGTAGCTAGAGCAGGATTAGGAGCAAACAGATTGTCTGTATCAACGCCACCAGCCCTAAGCATACGCTCGGCTGGAGCTATTTTTGCATTGAAAGATTTTTCCAATCCTTGGAGCTTTGCAAGCAATTCTGGATCACCTGTGAACAAACCTGGTGCTGCCACAATTTCCTCTAGAATTTTGTATTCTGCTTTGGTAGCCTCTCGACCAAACAGGCCAGATGAAAGAATAGCCTGTTTTAGTTTATTTACTTCCTGCTTATATTCTTCTGGCTTGCTGGCATCTAGCTGAACACCAAAAAAGTTGCCGAAATTTTTAAGTGCTTGTAACGCAGCCGGTCCACCGCCCGAAACTCTAGCTGCAGAAAGAACTGCCTTCATTCTTTGAATTGCTTCCAGAGCTTGGTTTGCTCCGCTAATCCTATCTACAAGTTCAATAGCTGGCCCTTTAAGCTCAAAACTCGGACCTGCAGCTTCAACATCAGCCAAGGCTTCCAACCTAGCCTTCTCCATCTCAGCGTCCTGCGTCTCCATTGCCCTGAGTGCTTTCGTAGCTCCCAAGACAGTAGGGCCAAAGCCCTGACCCGCAAAGCCAGGCTGTTGGAACTCAGGCTGTGCAAACATGCGTAGGAGGTTGGAGACAAAGTCACGTTTGGGAGGTGTTGGGTTTTGCTGTGCAAGAAGATTTTGCAAAAAAGCTTGCATGTCACCGCCCATAAGGGTCTTGGTCATATCTGCTTTGCGATCAGCTTGTGTTATTCTATTGGCGTTGTAAGAACCGGTATTCAAAGCCTTAATGAGATTGCTGGATACGCTATCTGACACTGTTTGAGGAACAGGGGCTAGACTAGCTGCCATGTCTCGTACTGCAGGGTCTGCCGCTTGTGCTTGGGCCATACGCCCAGCCCGCAGTTTGCCTATTCCAATATTAGGTGCCGTAGGAATCGTTACCGGAGTAGGTGCCGGTCGGTTTTCAAGAGCAGTCTGCACTTTCTCAGCATCTTCTGCAGAACTAACACCAGAAAAAGCACTTGGACTTAGTCCTGTCGGCCCTATATTGATATTGAGGTCTCTAATAACGTCTAGTAAACTTCTTGGTTCAGCCATATTCTTATCCTACCTAAATCAAGCCTTGGAAATTGAGGTAAGGCCGTTTGACAATAGTGTTTTCAAGTTGTTTAGCGATACGCCTAGCAACTTCCTGCTGTATCTCAGCTTGTGTTCCCAGTTCAGTTGGGATGCCGTAGGGAGACTTAGTGGGGCGATAGCTTGACCTACCTCTAGGTATTCCCGGCATAGGGGGAAGACGGCCCATGATAGGGTCAACTGGCTCTGGCCCCTCACCAATCCCACCTTTGGCAAGATTGTTCAAGAATGAACCAATATCCTTCTTGTAACCAGCCTCTGAACCACCAGTGATCGAGATGCTGCTTTCCTCGCCAAGATCAGTAGTAATGCCGCCAGCTTCGCCGTACATTTCACGTTCTGCTGCAGACATTCCTGCCATTGGATCATACATGCGAGGAGCCATTGCGCCTGTAGCCTCGTATCCAACATCGATCATTGGGCTTACTTCACCCGCAGGAAGCATCCCACCAGTGGCCTCGTAGCCAGCATCCATCATAGGATTGACGGTTACAGTAGACGGAGTGTCCCTGTAATACTCTGAGCGGGCCATGCGTTCCAACATTTCTAAAAGACTAGCCATTTACAACTCTCCCGTAATCAACTCGATAGTAACCATCAGAGCCAATGGAGACAGCTTCTGGCATAATCTTAAGAACTTCCTGAGCAATAACACCAAGGGTTCCCTGCTCACCTGCAATCTCTTTACCCTTCTTGGTCCACTCCCAACGATAAATTGGAATACCGTTCTCAAGCTCTCCGACACGTTTGATTTCAGTCTTGAGCCTAATGTCAGAAAAGGCACCTGCTGATGCCGCTGTACCCGCTGCACCAGCAAGCTGCTGGAAGATGGATGTGCCAGGGATAACCGAACCCGTCGTGCCAGAGGATGTCTGCTGCATCTGAGTGGAGCTACCAAGACCAGCCAAGCCACCCAGCAGGTTAGCGTAGGTGATAGCCTGAGCACGTTCTGCTTCCTGCTGCTGCTGTGCAAGGCGGCGAAGATCGGTAAGTTCAGCGGCCTGTCGAGACTCGATGTCTCGGCCAATGGCTTCCTGCAATTGAGCTGGTGTCATCATGGACTGGATAACTGACTGAGCCATTCCCGGCAACGCACCAGCCGCTGCCACGCGGCGCTGCTCTTCAGCACTCAGAGCACTGGCCAACTGTTTCTGCACAGTTTCTTCGCGCTTCTGCTGCTGGAGAGCCTGAAGCTCACCTAGGGCAGTAGAGCCTAGCCCAAACTGTCCAGCTTCCATCGCTTGCTGCTGGGCCAACTGTTTGTCACGCTCAGTAAGCTGACGAGCCTGATTGGCAATCTCGCCAGTTTGTGCTTGATACAACGCGCTAGTACCCGGAGCCGCAGTTGCCTGTTGGAACATCTGATCGTAGACAGTCTGGAAACCGGGAGTAAACCCAGCGGCAGTCTGACCTACCTGTCCGTACAAGCCCCTAGCCGCAGCGGTCTGAGCAGACGTACCCGGAACCAGCGGTCCTTGGTACAACTGTGGAGCAACGTTGAACCCTGCCTCCAACTGTGGCAACAGTGTTTCAATGTAGGGAGCAACTTTTTCCCACGGCTCCACTTGTGTTGACCCCTGCGTCTGCGAACTCGACGGTGCTTGAACCACCGTGCTGCTAGGTTTGAAAACACTGCCCATTTTATAGCCTCTTATATACAGTAATACTTGTTAGTTCGTAACCCATCGGGGCCATCACCTTTTCCCAACCTTTTCTCCCGGTCATCTCAAAGAATTTATAACCAAGAGTTTTGTAGTACTTCTCTACCACCGGGACCACGTCTGGAAAGTTAAACTTACCGCCAATGGCTTCTGCGTTAATTCCTGTTGCTTGAGGATACGCTGCAGCCCCTATGACAAAACAACCGACGATCTCACCCTTTTCACAATCGATAGTAACCCAGAGATCAGAAACCTTGTCTACCACTCGCTGGATGATATCTACTGCTTTGATAACGTCTGTGTTGTTTCTTTCCGTGGAGTTTTCTATGTACTCCCAACACTGGCCCACTATTGTCTTAAAGTTTTTACTCTTAGGATTTACTTTCCTATAGCTTAACCCATGAACCGGCAGCGTTGTAAAAGTATATACCTTCTCCGCTTCCGGGGTTCCAACTAGTTCCGTCTGCATATCGTATGTCACCCTGACTTGGCTTCGTAGGAGCTTCGTAGACTACGTCTAAGTGTCCGTCTCGAAGTAGCTCTAAAACAGCACCAAGTTCGATAAAAGTTTCGTTGAGATAACCTGGAAGCTCTTCTGGATCAGAGGGCGGGTTAGCGTGGTTAAACCGGAGGAACTCTCTGCTCATCGATCCGACACCACTTCGGACTCAATTGCATATCCAGAAAGATCAAAGGAAGTATCGGTGTCGTGTTCAAACTTGATAGCGATGTATCGACCGCGAACTCGACAATCAACTTTATTGTCTACGCCAATATTGAACTCAACTGGATCAGCATAAGTAACACCAGCGTAGGGTTCTAGTTCAGCCCCTACACTTATTTTAACATATCCTGTACCACTAATTCTAGGATAAATTCTACTTACAGCTTTAACAGAGTCAGTTCTTCCAGCGTGTAGTCCAACTCGTTCCAAAGTTGTTACAAAGGTTGCTCCGTCAAACGTAGTACTGGAGTCAGCCAAGAAGAACCTGCTGTCACCTGCTGTGCTTGCAGGGTAGCACATCAATAGAGAATCAACCGTGGGGTTATAGGTTTGCTGAGTCCAAGCAAGGGTGCTGTTCTGCCAAGTGTCTGTGGCCGCTGCCCAAGTGTTTGTAAGCTCAGGGTCTACCAAGCCTACGCCAATGTAGTTAACACTGGGAAGGTCTCTGGTGGACCAAGTATTGTCTCTATAGTTCCAAACCAGTGCGGTGTTTGGCAAACCGCCAGTGGCACCTGTGCGAGGATAACAAATCCAGACTTCGTTTTGGATACGGTTGTTGACCAGAAACGTTTTGTAATAATAGGTACTGTCGATCTGAGAGAACAAGAATGTTTTGACTTTGTCGTCAATGACACTTGTCAGGCTGTTACCGTTTGTGACCACAACATCGTTGGTGGACATAAACACATGCTTACCATCGCCCAGATCAACAACAGCGTCCCTAGAGAACAAACCAGTGTTCTTGAATTTCTCTCGAAGGTTAAAGGTAAACGTACCGCCAACATAGGTCAAAGAGTGGACACTGTCTTCCTTGTAGACGATAAGCTCGTTGCCAAGAGGCAGAGCGTTAAGGATACGACCCTTAGTACCGCCTATGGTAGCCTCTCCTGACTCAGAGGCGGTGCTGGCAGTGTTCCAAGTGTCTGCACCGTTGGTAGCTGCCCCAGAAGGGATAGCGTCGCTCCAGCGCACTGTAAACGGCTTTGAGGTGCCACTGTCGGTTAGGTTAAGAGCAACCAAATGGTTCCTAAACGGTACAATGACCTCACAGCGAAGCGTGGAGGGCCAATCGGGCAAGTCTGTAAACTCTGTGCCGCCCTGCGTAAAGCTCTGAGGTACGTCCAGTGTGTTGTTAGCTACCAATACACCGCCAAGCACACCGCCCTGCCAGTTCTTCGCAGTCCCTGCAATGGTGGTGTATGCCCCAGAGGTGCGGGTAACGTCAGAGTGAGTAGAACCGTCAATCTTGTTCAGAGACGTAGCACCGCCGTAAATCCACAGAGGTGTGCTGCCCTGTGTCCAGCTTATGATCCAGTACGGTACATCCAGAGCCGTACCGAAGACGCGAGAGTTGCCTAGAATGGTGCTGGCCTTCTTGTCCACAAACCGAACGTTGCTGGCGGTTGTGAAAAACGTAGGCGGCATGTCGTAGGGCGACAAATCTGTGTTAAGAGAAAAGCCGGTCTGCTGTCCGTTAATGTCAAAAAGCTCTTTAGCCATTTCCGGTTGCCGTATCTTCTTCCCAAACAGTGCTGCCAAACTCTTGTAGACAGATATAGAAGCCGCCTTGTTCTGTAAGAAGGTTACCGTTCTGCTCTTGGATAATATTAAATAAATCTAAAACCCAACTTGTAACCATTACGCACCTCTACGAACAAGAGAACCTGGATCACCTTGGACAGACATGGTCATAACTGTGCCGCTGTAACGAGCAGAATCTTCTGCCTTTTTGATGTCTTCCAAAGACTTCTGGTAAAGTCCTGCAAAACGCTGTAGCTGTTCGCTATCGTTAAGATAGGTAGCTCCCTCCAAGCATGAACCGTAGAGGTACAAATCTGGGAAAGATTGCAGAATGTTGTTGGTAGAGTTCGTGTTGGACAGCGGTGTCAACTGTTGGTAATAGTTGATACCAATGGTGTACTCACCGTCTGGTGCTGGGTAGAGTTCGATGTTTTTACCCAAGTTTGTATAAGCTTTGGGAGCACCAGAAACAATGTTGCCGTACTCGCGGCTACCTGACTCAGGTGAAAGATAAGCCAAGGCATACACCTGAGAACCAGAGTTGTAGGTAATGTTCCGAAGTTCGATCAAATCACTGGGCAAGTCGTAGAACGCCGTGCCGCTTGTAGTCGTAGTGTTTGCCCGAACCATGTTTGCACGAACACGCAAGTCGCGGTTCATGCGGTTCTCTGTCAAAGAGATAAAATCAGGAATTACGCTGGTCAAATCATCCCGGTTGAGATAATTAGCAACGCTAGTTTTCAACTCTGAATAAGTAGCCAAGCCCATTACAAGTTGCTTTCATGTGTCCGAAGCCAACGATACTCAGGGTCATTAAGAAGCTTTTTAATCTTTGGCATGTCGTTCTTGTCCATGATGTCGATGCCAAGTTCACGTTTCCACTTTTCAATAATGACCAGAGGGATACTAGCCACTTTACGCATGTTAGGATTGTTCTGCGGCCCGTAAGGCGAGTCACCAGCCATTTCCTTTTTGTTCATTTCCAGGATAGGCTGCACGTCCTGCGTATTTTTAAGGACAACCTTGTCCTCAGAGTGGTCATAGTTAAACTGAGTTTGGATAGGATTTTTATGCATAGGTAACCTCTAAAATGGGGAGAGAGCTAAATGCCCCCTCCCCGATTA